CCGGTATGATTTGTTAATTTATACATCAGTTCGTAAACCAAATGTTGGTGGTCCAGTATAATATATAAATTGAAAGTCCTCAGCAGTAGAAACAGCTCCATTAATAGCAATTGGTATTTCTACTTCAGTTCCTTCTTCTTTCTTTGATGAATAACCAGTTAATATTTGTAATTTATGAATGGCACTATGGGATCCATCAAAAGCATAACCTTGAGGATTACTAGTGTTGATATAGAATCTACATCTATTATAATTTGGTATTTCAACTTCTAAGTTGGGTTGTATACTAGTATTAGTTACAGCATATCCAGCTCCACCTGTTGGAACCATATTGAACTGTTTTATAACACTAGCTACGGGTGATGATAAGGCTGTAGCTGGTAAACCATAGTTTCTCGATCCAGACCAAGTGGTTGGGTCAGCATTTGGTGTTGCGGATATTCTTGTTACACTCATTGTTGATTTACCATTGGCTGAATTTGAATCTATCTCATTGACATAATATCTATACCTAATACCTCCTTTCCATCCAGCATAAGCATTACCTAAATAAGATAATAATGTGGTTCTATCTAAATTAACGTATTTATTATAAGATAACTCACCATCATAATAATAATTCTTGACAGATTGTCCAAGTATACTTTCACCTGACATCATAGGAAAATTATTTCTATAAAAATAACTCTGAAATATAACCATAACTCCTTGAGTTACTGGTACAGTATAAAAGAACATATAATTATAGACTGTATCCCATCTTTTAAGTATATTTCGAAACGACACTATAGGATCACCATGGGATATTAAAGCTCTCTGATCATAATTAACATTATTACTAGCAGCTGTCAGTTGTACGCATTTAATATCACCTCCTAATTGAATAGATTCAGCTTGTGATGGTAATACATCCATATGAAATTGATATGGCTTATCTATTAGAGGAAATAATGAATATCCAAAATCTAAAGGTTCGGGTCTAGTATTTCTTTTCCCATTATATAATCCACCATAAAGGTTATCAAGACATAAAGCAGCATCATTTGAATCTTTAAATCCAAATACATTGAAATCTTCACCAGCTTTAGCATATACAATAATAGATGCATTAGCAGTACCAAGTGGTGATACTAATTCATTAACAACGGAAAAAATTAATTTTCCATTGGTAGTATCGTAGGGTGGTAATATATTAAAAGTACCAGTTGAAGTTGTGATATTAACTACTGATGGAATAGCTAGATAAGGCATATCAGATACCATACTTACGCATATTTCAACATCACGATTACTATCTAAATCTAGTACTACTGAATAAGCAGTATTATAAGAATCAACTACATAATTAGCAGAATTAGATGGTATATATGAAACTCTGATTCTACCACGATGATATTGTGATGCTATCATTGAAATCTTGTACACCATTGAACCTCCCCAAAATTTAAAAGGAAAAGAAGCAAAAGTACAAGAAGCCATAGTTAAAGCATCTTCAATACCAACTTGAGTATCTATTTGTGCGTATACTGGACATACAGCTATGGAAGCGAGTTGTGCATCTGGAAGATCTGTAGCATCCCATGGAAATTGTAATATATAACTATATCTACTGGATATTGAACTAATAGTCATCTCATCAGTAGTATCATCTAAAAAATTCAATTTTCTATCAATTGTTGTATTTTGTTTAGGATCTAGAGTTAATTTATGAATATTAATATTTCCAATAGTGTTAGCACTATCAGTGAATACATCTCTAGTAACATTAACTGTATCAGCTACATTTTTAGGTTTACTATAACCAAATAGAGATGCTATATTAGATACAGCACTAGCTCCAATAGAAGCTGCTAAAGCATAATTTCCTATAATAGGAACTTTAGATAATGAGTTAGCCACTCCAGCTAAAGCTGCTGCAGGTTTTGAAACAACTCCATTAGGTTTAAACTCATCCATATTGTTGGTTATTGGAGTAGGTATTGTTAATTCAACATTTATAGCATGTATGAAGATAGTTATAGTTACATTATTACTTGCTGATGATGAAGCTAAGGTAAGACCTGTTAATTCATCAAAATCAATCACACCTAATGGTGGTGTGGCAGTAGTAAATGTTTCCATATCTATATAATCACGAGGACTAAAATAAGGAATAGTCATTGAAACATTTGTATCCATATATGGATCTACTAACAATATTGGCTTTCTCTGAGATCTGCTCATCAGGTCAGCACGTGTACTTAATGTTACTGATGCACTAACTTTAGGTTTAAGGGTGGGGAATGGTAAATATGTCATCATAGCCCTTCCATAATGAAAAGGCGTACCATTAGCTTTAATTGAAATTACTAAATCACCTCTAAATAATTTATAATAATTGATTTTTTCTTTAACTTTAGGATGAGTAAGGAAAAAATCCCAAGGATCGAAGCTATAAGATAATGGAGTACCAACTATCCAGTCTAAATCTCCTACTTTAATAGGCCTAGATAAGAAAGCACTAATCTCTGAATCTTTATTACTAGCATAATTTCCAGCACCAGTAGCACTTGAATGAATGTTAATATCAAGATTATCATCATCATTTAGAAAAGTAGCAATACCAAGTTTTGCATCACCAGTAGATGTTGAAATATTAGCATTACTAGTTTCTGTATTAGCTGTTGTTATTGATATTGATTCGTTTTGATTTGTTGTGGTCAATCCAGCTGAATCAGAGCCTACACCAGTATTTGTTGTTGTTTGATTATTGTTAGACATAAATTAAATTAATATGTACTCAAATTTAATTAAATAAGAAATTATAAATATATTTGTAAAATTATAATTAATTACCGTACTATATATTGTTGGCACGACAACATTACACACACAATCTAATAGATTATCCATCTATTATATTCCTAGCTTCTTCTAAGCTAATTAGAGGTCTACATCTAACTCTCTCTTGTAATAATAATTCACTACTATTAATTACAGCCTGTAAAATAGCCCTTTTATCATGAAATATACTATCACCATACACATATGTTTCAAGTAAAAAACTATTCATAGTTGATATATATGTATCATATACATCCTTATTCTTCTTCTCAGTTCTATATAACATCATCTTAGATAAAGATGTCTCATCTAATGGAGCTCTATACACACCTCCACGTAATTCATCCTTAATAAATTTCCTTTTTAAGAAATCAATACTATTTATATTCACAAATGGTTTAGATTCTGATGACTTATCCGGCATAGTATATACTATACCTATTGTCATTAAATGCTTAGCAATGGTAGTATGATTGAATCTTTGTATATAATAAATGTGTATTAATAACATATTATCATCTCCATAAGTCATTAAATGCACTAAAATATTAAATAATGTAATTTTATAACGACACTTAATAAAAGCATATCTCATATAATTACTATTTGATACTGAATTTAATATAACTGTTAAAGCCCATCCAGAAGGATTAAAATTTAACAGCCAAATTAAATCACCATTAACATTAATTAATGGATTAGATAAACCTTTTAGTAAAAATTTAATAACTAATAAATCATTAGTCTTATATCCACATTTAACACATAATGTTATTATTATTAAATGGACATAATATATCATAAATTCACATATTCTTTTATCAAAATGGTGAAAATCTCCAGCAGCATTAGCTTCTTTATTAGAATAATTATATCCTTGTATATTGGTCATGTAATTATACATAGCTCCCCAATGTTCAGTATTGAAACAATTCATTCCAACAGCTAATTCAAAAATATATGGGTTATTTTGCATAAAATTAATAATCGGTAATAGATACATTCTCAATGCAATAGTAAAATACATAGGCAAACACGTAAAAAGACGTGTACATTCTCTCTTATGTTCTTTCACTGGTTCATCTTTCAAACAAGCATTTAATATGGGTACAAAGATTCTATGCTTTGGATCACGTATAGTCTGATGAAAATCATTAAATTGCTTTAATGTATTTTTCTTCATCTTATACTGCATATTATGATTAATATCATCTTCATATAAATCAAAATGATCACTTTTAGGACCACTTAATCCGAAACCTGAACTTGTTTGCATATCCAAGCTATTTATAAATGGTTCATCATTCCCATTAATTGCTTCATGTAAACTTAAAGGTTTTAATATTGGATAAATAGGTACATTTTGATCAATACGTTCTAAATAATTGACAGCACAATCTTTCAAAATTGAACTATTTATATTATGTTGAACTGTAATAATATCATTTATGTTAGTATAAAAAGGGTCTACCCATTTATTCTCTGGTTGCACATAACCTCTTTTCAAAATGGGTGGATATCTCTCAACATACTCAACCAATCCAGCTTTTAATACCTTCTGTTGATTAAATTGTGGTTTAACTTGCGACTCTTGCTTAATAGGACCATATCCATCAATGGAACCTAATATCATACCACAACCACGCAATCGGCGTAAAGTACTACTTGGATTCAAATTAGATATATTAAAATCAGTTGGTGAATAAATCACACAATCATTATATTCATACTCCATAACTTCCATAGGAATTTTAAAGATATCAGCATGATAAGCCATCTGCTTCACAATCATATTATTTATATTCTTTTGCGTTAATCTGGTAGCAAAAACAGTATTAGTAAATGGATTACCAACAGTCTTCATACCAAATATAAAAGCTCCAGAATTATTAGTATTCATGGTACCGACAATTATAGCACCACAATCTCCTTTTTTGAATGTATAATCACAGTCTATAGGTTGAAATTTCAATGAAGATTTAGCTAATAACAATTCTTTTTCTTTAGGACTACCATCAGAAACATACTCACTTGTAACTCCTTTAAATACACCAATACCATATTTATCTGAAAATACATCAAAATGTGGCAATAACAATGAACTTGCATAGCTCTTATAAACATAACTGGGCGGAAAATGTTTTATTATATTTGTGTTGGGAAACCCAGGTATATTTATACACACTAAATCCGGCTCATCATCAGATAGTTGTATCATATCATTTGTTAATGTGATCGTTCTGGTTCTATTCACAGAAGAATTCAAATTAATATCATTAAAAATCACTTCTATTGAAAATTTGGTTAATTTATTTGCTTCATCTATAAATTTATTAAAAATATGCCTATAACCTATATACATAGTATCTTTAACACCTAATATATAATATTTATTACATGTAGCATCAATTTGAGGAAATACTAATGCAAATAAATTTTTAGAAACTAATTTAATTAAATCTTGTATTTGACAACTCTTAGTATGTGGACTAAATATATCAGTTCTCACACTTATATCTTGTTTCCAAATATCTTTTTTAATAGGCCTATTTGAATTAATAGGTAAATCAGTATCCAAATCTCCTAATACTACTTCTATATCTTCAATAGCATCTTTCTTTTCCAATTTATCACTAGTAGTATAATATTTATATGCTCCAAAAACAGTAGTCAACACTATTGCAAATTTAGCAATTAATTTAATATTACCAGCATTATTTTTTGTTAATGTAATTAATAAATCAAATATATTCTCACCTCCATTATTTACTAATGGAGATGAAATACATGGATTATGTACATGTTGTCCATGATACTGAGCAGCAAAATAACATATTACATCTTGCTCTTGAACAGCCTGTTCAGCTATGTCACCATATAAATGGCAGCACAATATAACCAAAAATTGAGTAATTGGAATATCAGTATAATCATTTAAATCATCAAATACCATATTAATTTTATCAACATCATTAATACATATTAAAATATTCATAAAACTATTATAAGTTTGATAATTAATTAAATAATCAAATATTGGACAATAATAATGCACTGGTTGATAATGTGTAGATCTATAAAAATCAACAAACCTTTTATTAATTATTGAAGCTTGATCATCCTCACTCAAAACAAAATTATTATCACTAACTACTGTTTCTATTGTTGGTAAATATTTTGCATCACAATTTGCTACTGCATCAAATACAGTATAAGCTAATTCCTCACCTAATATATCCTTCATCTTTGATAAACGTGAAAATACGTGTTGCCTAATTAATTCATCTGCATCTTCATCATCTGAAGACTCAAATGAATCATCATCATCATCATCACTTTCACTCTCAATAGCATCAGATATTTCTTCATCAATATCAATATTAATACTATTTGGTAATATTATAGCATTTAAACGTGAATCTTTGATTTCAAATTCTTCATCAAAACCATCATTATAAACACTATCACTCTGACTACGCTCATCTTCTTTAGCTAAAATATGGTCTTCATCAAAAACATAATTATGTTGCCCTGAGCAGACAACACTACTACATATCTCACAATAATTGTCCAAATCGCTAATTTCTTGAGCATACTGTTCTTCTTTAAACATTTCTTTGGTAAATTCACGTTCAAGTATACGCTCTGACTCTTGTATTGAAAAGAATATGGTATTACAAAACTCTGAACCTTCAATATCATTTTTAATATAATTATCATGATTATTAGTATTTTTGGAATATAAACCAATAGATATATAAATCATATCCTTAACTGGAACTCTACCTTTCCTAGTATCATTATCAATATAAAAAGTTTTATTAGCTATATAATTATTATCATTTTTAATAATACCATTTTCTCTATATTCTTTCTTAACAAAAGTGGATATAGATATAAAACGCCTTTTAAAAGCTTCAGGTTGTCTTAACTTTCCTTTAACACCACCATCTTGAAGATTGGTTGTGAAAACAACAGCTATAAAATTTCCTAACATTGAACCTTTATCTGATAACTCAGCCATATTTAAAACTGCTTTCATCGGACTAATAACAGTTAACAATATATTATAAATCGTATCTAAAGGATCAACAGAATTACCTAAATCATCAATATAACAAAAAGGATAAAATGGTTTCATACCAGACCAAAAAGCATCACTTAATGACTTATTATAAATTAAATCATCCAATTTATCATCTTTATGTCCTGATATATTAGCTAATATACGCATAACAAACTTAGCAACAAATGATTTTCCTGTCTTAGGATCACCAACTATACCAACTCCTATTGGTGTAGGTTTACTACCTTGTAATGCTAAAATATTTTCCAATTTACCATAAATCTCATTTAATTTAACCTGAGCATCTCTAAAACTTTTAGAAATATATGATAAAGATTTAAATTCTACTGATATGGTCTTACCACTATCAACTAATCTTAAAATACGATTCCTTAAAGCTCTCAATTGTAATAAACCATCACGATGCTTCAAATATGCAGCAGTAGGAATGGTACTATAAAGCATATTTACTTGATGTACTTCATTTAAAAAATATTCCAATTTCTTAGGTGTACTCATCAAATAACTGAAATCATTATATCTATATGCTAACATAATATCTTCTAAAGCACCATCTAATAATTTTATAAATCTAGCACCTAGTATAAGATTACTAGTATTAGTCTTTGATAACCTATCTGATTTCTTAGTAACTGTTAATGTATCCATATAATTCAAATCATCTACTGAAACAAATGAACTATTCATTAAATGTAAAATGTACATAAAATGTACAGCTACATCAAATAATGGACTTTCAACAATATCTAAGAAATTATCAATCTGACTGTATACGGGACCTAAAAAATCCATTAAAGGTCCATGAAATACTAATGTATTCAATTCCAATACAGTTGTTGAAGTAATAATATGTTTAGTAACATTCTCCTGTTTTGCTTTCGAAATTGATCTATTTTTAATTAAATAAACAGTTAAAGTCAAAAAACAAAGCAATAATGCCATATTTTTAGGTTTGGATATAAATTCTCTAACAGTCAAAGGTACATAATCATAACATTTATAAAAAGATGAAGTAAAAGAATTTTTTGTAGCAACATTCTTAAGTTCTAATAAAACTTTAGATCTTGCTTCTCTAATACGTAAATATTTATCCAATAAAGGATAATACAAAGGAACTACATTATAACCATAAGCATAACTTAATCTATAAAATTTTAGACCGAATTCAATAGGATATAACATAATAAATGGTATTATAAGAAGGATGGGGTAATATAAATAGGCTGCTGTAAACTTAAATTCCTTTGTAGTAACACTATACAACAAAGCAGCATTGACAGCAGAATGCAATACAACTGCTACATGAAAAGGTAGCATTGTAAAATATATATGTATTAATCTGGATAAACAGAAAAATAATAATAATAATTTATTCTTATTATATTGATAATTTACAGAATAATATCTATAAATTTCACTAAATATAATAAAAGAACAAAGAACAGAACCATAAGGAAAATCTAATAACCTTTTAAATTTTTCCTCCATAATAGAAACTAATAACAAATTAATAATTATTAAAAATCTACGTAGGATAGCATGGTTATGTATATATAAATACTCAAATATTTTAAAAAACATTGTAGTATGTATTCCTATAATTATAGGAAATGTTAATAAGTATGTAATTAACTTAATAACAGGGTATGTGGTGTAAATATTGTAAAAGTAACAGAAAAGGTAATATAAAGTTGTAACTATAATGCTGCCAAACACTATAGCCAATATGTTGTAAATATATTGTATTTTTGTCTCACCTGGACGATTTTGATCAATTGGCATTTGACCATTTCCTATACTTGTTTTTTGGGTTTTTTGGGATTTCATGATAAGTAAGGGGTTTGGTACGTCGCAAACTCTATTACTACTGAATGCCGTACAATATCCTCATTATGGGCCATCTAGTTGCAGTCTATGGGTACGTTCCTACCACAGGTCTAGTTCTACCATTTTTGTGTTAGTCACTACATCTAACAAAAGTCAATATGAGGTTTGACTTATAATTTATTAAACTGGTTTATTCCAGCAATTATAGCAGTACAAAAGCATAATATAATTGTATATACTTAGGTATTCGTGTGAAATTGTTATCAAAACGGTTACTTATTTAGAAAATAAGAGTTCTAAGTCACGTGAATAATATGACATTAGAATTATTGGAAGAGCCACGTTTAGGATTCCCGCTTGAATGTATTTTGAGTTATTGATATACTTTATTAAAAGTACATAAAATAATATAACATCAAATGACATTATAATATTATATATATATGAGTTTGTTTGTATATATAGTATCAAGAAAAATTACTTGATAGCACGATAAAGTTGTCAATAATTAAAACAAACGAATAATTATCTCAAATATTATCGTAACATTATAAAATTATAGATTTAATATAAATTGGTGTTTATATTATTTTAATGACAGAAAAGCAAAGCGTCAATAAAATTAAATATAGATATCGTTTAAATAAATAACTAGATAAATTAAATTAAAAGAAATTAGTTAAAATCCAATTTCAAAAAGATTGTAGTTGTTGTGCTAATGCATAGCACTATATAAATTGTAGAAATCTGGAGGGAAGTTAATCCC